GTAATAATCTCTACTTCGAGATTTGTAAACTTAGTTTGTTCCATGTGTTTGTTAATAGAAATTAGTAAACAACAATTGAAGGTATAACACCTTCGTAAACTAGTGTATCACAAAGTGCAACACCTGTCAAATAATTAATTAATCGAAGGCATCTCGTTTCTTCAAAACTTCCACCTGAGATTCGCATCTGGGGCAAGATAGATTGGTCATTACAGAAAACTCAGGATATCCTCCCATGCCTTCTTCTATGTCCACATCACCGCCAATAATTAAATCGCTATCGCACCAGTAACAGTTCATTCTTTTCCAAAAATTAATTCATGGGCAGAAATATTTAAATTTAGTTCCCATGCCTTTACAAGTAATTTTTTTTGTATAGAGGTAGGAATTGTTCCCTGCCTTTTCCATTTAGATACAGAACCTGCATCCCTGCCTATCTGGCGTGCCAATTCACGGACACCGCCAAATTCTTCAATGCATAGTTCGTATGGGGTTTTAATAGTTGTTTCCATATCTATATATTGCCATAAATGCAACATTAATACAAGTAATTAGGCAAAAAAAAAGAGGGTTGTTACACCCTCTCTTCTTCTTCCAACTTTAGTCTGTGTGTTTCGCTCATCTCTTGCAGCTTTTCGTATAGCTCACGAGGTGAGTACTTGTACATTGCGTTTTCGCCAAGTAGAACGTCACATACGTTTATAACAAACCAATGTTTGAGCATTGGCTCACCAGTAAATAATCCACCGTCTTTGTCATAGTCATCAACCGCTTGGCGGTAGTGATGTAATTCCATGATGCCCTCTTTGTCTGGGTCTGGTGGTGTTCCAAATTGAAAAGTCATTAGTTGTCCTCCTGTAACCAATCTGCACCGTATGGTTTTTTGTAATGAAAAATGTTGAAATGCTTTATGCAAAACATTCTGATTGGATCAATTAAATAATCTTGTAAAAAATAAACTACATGATCTTTAAATGTTGGATCATCAGGTACATACTCAAATTGATCTTCTGGACAATAGTTTTCAATTGAGTCTGGATCATTCCAGTTAATGTATTGATCAATGTTGTTGTTGATTCTTTGCATATCAAATAAGGATTAGGAATAAAAGTAAATAAGGAAATAGTGCAAAAGCCATAGGTCTATCCATATACAAGTGAGTTAAAGGTCATAATCTGCAATATTGAGTCAGCTACTGAAGCATCAATATGCCCTAAATTGCTTGTCAAGAAAGCTTGGAATATTTCACCACAATCATGTTTATTTAAATTAGTTTTTCCGCAAATAATTTTTTCTATAGCGGTTAAAACATCTTGTACTTTGAATTGGTGCTTTTCATCCTCACAATCTTCTATTTTTATTGGAGTGTCTAAGGTCAAGTCTTTAACCCATGCACAACAGCCCTCATGCTCATAGTTTTGGTCTGGTAGATAGTAGCCATCTTCATCTTCCTCAATGTCTCCTATTGTGACGTAGTTAGCCCAATAGTAAGATCCTTGACCCATAGTGCAAAATAAACATTTGAGGTCATCTAAACTAATGTCAAATTGATAGTTGACGTTGCAAGTGAATTTTTGTTCTGTAATTGTTGTCATTGGTCTGGTTAATAAAAAATTGGATAAAAAAAATGGGTGAAATTATTCACCCAAGTATGCGTCAACTAATTCTTTGTATTCAACAGAACCTTCGACTAGTTGCTGTGCAGTAATTGCAGATACAGTTGAGCTAGACATGAAAGCATTGATAAATGCATCTTTGTTAGCTTTGCCTTTGACATCTCTGTAATCAACGCCAAGCATTAAATCGCTAAATACAACAAATGCTCTTTTTGCTTCTGCTTTAGTACGCTTGAGCAATCTTGCATAAGTACCTGCGTGTGTCATAAACCATGTACTAGCCTGTTCATGAATTTCGCTAGGTGTGAAAGTTTCAGTAGTCATTGTTAATAGAAATTAGTAATGTACTCTCTTAGTGTGGCAGTTAATGCAACATATGTCAAGTAAATAATTTCAGAACATTGCTTTTTTAGTTATATTTATATATATTTTGTTTAATTTATAGTTCCTAAATGACAGCAATTACTCAGGTTACTCGATCTTATATTGCTGTAAATGATCAAGGTTACAGAATTGGTGAAAGCCATCATCAAAATACAATTCCAGATATTGTTGTAGACGCAATTAGGGAGTTGAGAGAAGACTTTGATCTTGGCTATGGAACTCTTAGCACTATCTTTTCTTTACCAAGGGGGACAATTGCAAAAATCTGTAAATACCAAATCAGGGGGCAAACTCCAGACCGTTGGAAAACAATCTACAAAACTAGGACGGCCTACAGAGAAACCTGATCCTGTAATTGTAAATGAAATTATAGATTGGATTGCTCATGGTAATACTTTGAGGTCTTACTGTCGCTTGAAAAATAAACCAAATTGGAGAACTATTTATAACTGGTTGGAAAAAGATGATGGAGACTTTATCGCACGCTTCGCACACGCACGAGACATGGGTGCAGACGCAATAGCGGAGGAGTGCTTGGAGATAATAGATGCTCCTCCTCCTTTGTGCGGTTCTGAGGGTAATACAAGGCTTGATCCGGCAGCAGTACAAATGCAGAAGAACAGGGTAGAAGCAAGGTTAAAGTTGTTGGCAAAATGGAATCCTAAGAAGTATGGAGAGAAAGTAGGAGTTGAAGCAGGTGGATCTATATCTCTGAACATTTCAACAGGCGTTCCACAAACGTGAAACAACCGTTAATAAAGCTTGATTACACACCTCGGACTTGGCAAAGAGAATGCCATCTAAAGAAACAAAGGTTTAGTGTTTACGCATTACACAGGCGATCAGGCAAGACAGAACTGGCCATTATGGAGCTAATTGATAAGGCCATGAAGACAGACAAGGAATTAGCCATGTTTGTCTATGTTGCACCGTTCCTGAGACAGGCAAAAGCGATTGCATGGGCAAGACTAAAACAAAAGATAGAACCATTGCGTAGGACATCTGTAATCGACATCAACGAGGGTGAACTGTCGGTAAGGTTTAAACACAATGGAGCGATCATCAGATTGTTTGGTGGAGATAATCCTGATGCTATGCGTGGATTACGTCTGGACGGCATAGTCATGGACGAGGTCGCACAGTTAAAGAACGAGCTATGGACAGACATAGTGCAGCCGGCTCTTTCTGACCGTCTTGGTTGGTCAATCTTTATCGGTACACCTAGTGGCATTAACTTGTTCTCTGAGTTGTATTACAAGGCCATAGACGAGGACGGATGGACAGCATCAAGGTACACAGTATTTGACACAGATAGCTTGCATCCAGATGAGGTGACTCGTCTTAAACGTGATATGAGTGAGACATCATTTGCTAGGGAATATTTATGTGACTTTTCTGCACAGGGTGATGACCAGTTGATCGCATTAGCAGATACCGAGGATGCAGCTAAACGTGTATACCAACGTGACCATGTCAGGCTGTCACCAGTAGTGCTTGGTATCGACCCTGCAAGGTTTGGTGATGACCGATCTGTAGTGTTCCGTAGGCAAGGTAGGCAAGCATTTAAGCCTGTTGTATATCGAGGTATAGACAACATGGAACTAGCAGCCAGAGTAGCCAACCTGATAGAGGAGCATGACCCAGATGCTGTGTTTTGTGACGCAGGTGCAGGTAGTGGTGTAATTGACAGACTAAGGCAGTTAGATTATGACGTCATCGAAATACCGTTTGGTGGCAAAGCAACAAAACCAGAGCAATACATTAACCGTAGAAGTGAGATGTGGTGGTTAATGAAGCAATGGATAGAAGAAGGTGGTGCAATACCTAACGATGTAGCCCTCAAACAAGAGTTAGCTACACCGATATATTGGTACGACAATGTAGGTAGGCGTGTATTAGAAAGTAAAGATCAAATTAAGAAGAGATTGCAAGGTGCAGGGTCACCAGATTTAGCTGATGCACTAGCCCTAACCTTTGCCCTCCCAGTAGCCAAGAAAGTGCCAGAGGATATATACATTAAAAGACGTAAAGCAGCCACACAAAAGACGGATTATGACCCATACAAAGTTATCTAATTTTGTTCGTATAGCAAAAGGTTTAGATGTAAAACCATTGCTCCAATTGTTAGACAATAAACCAGAGTTATGGAAGGAGATAGAGACACGCCAAAAGTTTACAGGCTCACCACATAAAGACACAGAGTCGATATACGTTAGAGGACCACTAAAAATGAGTGCATATTACGTCTTATGGGATACAGGATCATACGATTATCCGTGTATGGAATATTTAAAACCTGCACTTGTGCCATTAATGCGACCAATACTAGAAAAGTTAGAAGTTGAAGACATGGGTAGGTTGCTTATTGTTAACTTAAAACCTAGTGGCCATGTAACAAAACACAATGATCAGGGCACATATGCGGATCACTACAGCAGATTTCATCTTGTACTTAAATCTAACAAATGGTGTAGCCAAACTTGCGGTGATCAAGAGCAAAAATTTGAGGTTGGTGAGGTTTGGTGGTTTAACCATAAAGAACTACACACAGCACACAATGTTGGCATGACAGACAGAGTGCATATAATATTTGATTGTGTAACTAAATATCCACTATGACGAGTGTGACCGTAACTCCTGATAGTACCGCTACTGTAAACGAAAGTAGAGTACCTAAAACAGAAATTAGACTCTGCACGTTAGATGAATTTAAGGTATTAGCAGAACCATTGTTTGAAGAGCATTACGAAGAGATTGCTCGCAACAAACAGGTAATGAAGCTAAAACCAAACTGGCCAATGTATGAGTCAGTAGACAAGAACGGATTCTTGTTTATTTATCTAGCAATGCAAGGCGATGTCTGTATTGGTTATTCTATGAATATCATCATGCATCATTTTCATTATGCTGATCTAAGAGTTACCCAGAATGACGTTTTGTTTGTCAAAAAAGAATTCAGAGGTGGGCGATTAGGATTGCGTTTGTTAAAGGTCACAGAAGATCATGCAAGATCTGAAGGCTGTAAACTGATGCTATGGCACGCTAAAGAAAACACCGCTTTAGCAAAGCTACTACCAAAGCTAAAATATGGTGTACAAGAAATTATGTATTCTAAGGAGATTTAAACGATGGTAGTATCAGCGGTTATTGTAGGAGCAGCTACTGTTGGATCGCAGTTATATGCATCGCATCAACAGAAAAAACAACAACAGAAACAGTTAGCATTGCAACGACAAGCAAATGAAGACGCAAGACAAAGAGCAAAAGAAGCGTCTGATCGTGCTGATATTGAATTTAACAAGGCTAATAGAAGAAGGGCTGACGTTAGTGCTATTACAAAGAAAGAAGAACAGGCAGCTATGGCCGGACCTGCCGGAACATTACTTACTGGTGTACAAGGTGTAGATAGTAGTCAATTAAATCTAGGTGGCAACACTTTACTTGGTGGATAATCAATGAAAACAAAACGTGCTGACTTGTTAACAAGGTGGGGTCATCTTAGATCAGAAAGAGCTACATGGTGGTCACATTGGCAAGAAGTGACAACATACTTGTTACCAAGAAATGGACGTTATTTTCAGCAAGATAGAAACAAAGGTCATAGAAGACATAACTCGATATACGACAATACTGGTACAAGAGCATTAAGAACACTAGGTGCAGGTATGATGGCAGGTGCAACATCCCCTGCAAGACCTTGGTTTAGACTTGGAACGGCTGATCCAGAGTTAAATAGATATACACCTGTAAAGTTATGGCTAAATGACGTTACAGAACGTATGCAATTAGTGTTTCAAAAGTCTAATACATACCGAACATTACACAGTATTTATGAAGAATTAGGAGCATTTGGTACAGCAGGTTCTATTGTCCTTCCTGATCCCAAAACAGCTATACATCATTACCCGGTAACTATTGGAGAATACGCAATAGCTACGGATTATCAGGGCAGAGTTAATACTTTGTACAGAGAATTTCAAAAAACAGTAGGAGAAGTAGTCAGAGAATTTGGATATAAGAAATGTTCAACGTCTGTTAAAAACTTGTACGACAGAGGTTCATTAGATCAATGGATTACGTTAGTTCATGCGATAGAACCAAGAGATGATAGAGAGCGTGACTTTAAAAAGAAAGACAATATGAACATGGCATACAAGTCTTGTTACTTTGAAATGGGTGGTGATGGCGAAGATGTGTTACGAGAAAGTGGATATAAAGAATTTCCGGCTGTAATACCTAGATGGGGCATAGCAGGTGGCGATATTTATGGTAATTCACCGGGAATGGAAGCATTAGGTGACATAAAACAGTTGCAACATGAGCAATTACGCAAGGCACAAGGCATTGATTACCAAACAAAGCCACCGTTGCAAGTACCTAGCTACATGAAAAACAGAGATGTAGACAGTTTACCGGGTGGAGTTACGTTTATTGATGGGGCACAGGGCAAAATTGAGACAGCTTTTAATGTAAATCTTAATTTAAATCATTTATTAGCAGACATACAGGACGTAAGGCAGCGTATTAACGGTAGTTTTTATGCTGATTTGTTTTTAATGTTGGCAAATGCTACCGATACAAGGATGACAGCGACAGAAGTAGCAGAACGTCACGAAGAAAAACTGCTTATGTTAGGTCCAGTATTGGAAAGATTGCATAATGAATTGCTTGATCCGTTGATAGACAATACATTTAACAGAATGGTAGAAGCCGGACTAGTGCCACCTGCTCCAGAAGAAATGCAAGGCATGGAATTAAACGTAGAATTTGTATCTATGTTGGCACAAGCACAACGTGCTATTGGTACAAATAGTGTTGATAGGTATGTAAACAGTATGGGTATGATTGCACAGATGAAACCTGATGTTTTAGATAAATTTGATTCAGATGCATGGGCAGATGGATATGCAGATATGCTAGGCGTAGATCCTAAGTTAATTGTCGGAGGTAAACAAGTAGCAAAAATACGTCAAGAAAGAGCAGCACAGCAACAAGCAATAGCAAAAGCAGAAGCAGAACAACGTGCTGTAGATAATGCAGTTAAATTAAATGATTCAAAAACTGGTGATCCATCTATGATGGATATGATGAACCAGTTTAGTGGTTACAATTCACCATCACCATTGGAGGTATAAATGGGTAGAAAAAACATTACAACGCCAGATAACATCAGATTTGGTGATTTGCCGGCAGAAACACGAATGAAAATTTTAAAAATGCAAGAAGAAGCAAGAAAGAAAGAAGAGAATAGAAAATTAAAATTGTTGTATAACAAATCAAATATGTAATTTGTATTATGACTACTAAAAAACAAGGTGCAGAACAAATTATTCCTAATTTTCAAAAAAACAAAATTAGGTTAATACAAGCAAAAATAGAAGGTGATATGGCTACTCCAAAAGATCTTAAAGATCTAGAAAAATTAAAAAAACTTTACCCTTCAATGTTTTAATTATGAAAAACCAAGGATTATGGGCAAACATTCACGCAAAGCGTAAAAGAATTAAAGCAGGTTCTGGTGAAAAAATGCGTAAGCCGGGTTCTAAAGGAGCACCAACAGCTAAAGCATTAAGAGATAGTCAAAGTAAAAAGGCATAAGGTGTGACCGTAACCCAGTTATGACTAGATATATTGATGTATGAGTGAATACAATCCTCTCGACCTCAAGAGTCAACAAAAAACCAAAGACAATAAAAAGTCTGAGGAAAGAATTGACCGCCAAAATGAAGAGTCGGACATCAAATGGCTGATGAGCAGCAAGAGGGGTCGCAGATTTATCTGGAGACTTCTGGAATTGGCAGGTGTATTTCGATCATCGTTTAACACTAACGCAATGGCAATGTCATTTAGCGAAGGTAACAGGAACTATGGTTTGCAACTCCTCAACCAAATTCACACTCTCTGCCCAGAGTTATACCCGACAATGATTAAGGAGCAAAAAAATGTCAGAAACGCTGATGACGGAAGCCGACCAAACCAATGAAGGCAGCACACAGCAACCAGTAGGAGAAGCACAAACCGAGCAATCGGCAGAAGCAACAAATACTGAAGAAACACAGCAACAAGCTGAAAATGTAGCAGATCAGCAAGATTTGGATGAATCCTCTACTGAGAGTGAAACTAGCGAACAGGAAACCAGTAAAGAAGGTGCTCCTGACAAATACGAGTTTAACGATAAGGTGGCTGACGCACCGGAAGTACTCGACCCCGAAGTCTTAACTGCATTCGGTGAAGTCGCTAAAGAACTTGACCTGCCACAGGAAGCTGCACAAAAGGTATTAGACAAAGTCGCACCTGTAATACAGGCAAGACAAGCAGAACAGGTAGAAAAAGCAAGAGTAGAGTGGGCAGAAGAATCAAAATCAGATGATGAATTTGGTGGAGAAACTTTTGAAACTAATCTTGAAACTGCAAAAACAGCCCTTAATGCTTTTGGTACTGAACCTTTTAAACAGTTGCTGTCAGAATCAGGCTTGGGAAATCATCCCGAAGTAATTCGGTTTATGTACCGAGCAGGTAAGGCAATAAGTGAAGACAGTTATGTTGGCAATTCACAAGGAGCTAATGCACAAGGCAGTAGTGTTCCTCAAGATTTTGACGGCAAAGCTAACGCACTTTATTCAAATCAGCAAAACAAGTAAGGAGTTATTAAATGGCTACACTCTCAAACTCAAATTTAACACTAGCGGATTGGGCAAAAAGATCTGACCCAGACGGTAGAGTTCCCATCGTTGCAGAATTACTTTCACAAACCAACGAAATACTAGATGATTGCGTTTTTAAAGAAGGTAATTTACCTACTGGTGAACGTGTAATTATTAGAACTGGTTTACCATCAGTTTATTTCCGTGCACTAAACCAAGGTATTCCCGGCAGCAAATCAACAACTGCTCAAGTTGATGAAGCCTGTGCAATCTTAGAAGCACGTTCTGAAGTGGACAAAGACTTAGCAATGTTAAATGGTAACACCGCACAGTTCCGTTTATCTGAAGATACTGCGTTCTTAGAAGCAATGAACCAGACTCAAGCTGAGACAATGTTTTACGGTAATCCCGGAACAGATCCTAAAAAGTTTTTAGGTTTAGCACCAAGATACGGTGATCTTTCCGCAGATAATGCTGTAAACATTCTTGATGCAGGTGGAACAGGTTCTGATAACGCTTCTGTATATCTAGTTGTTTGGGGTGATCAAACTGTTTATTGTCCATTTCCTAAAGGATCTAAAGCAGGTTTAACCCATGAAGATCTTGGTGAGCAAACTGTTTACAATAGTGACGGAACAAGGCTACAAGCTTTTGCTACACGTTACCAATGGAAAAACGGTTTAGTTGTAAAAGATTGGAGATACGTTGTTCGTATTTGCAACATAGATATTTCTGATCTAATTGGCGTTACTGGTACTCAGGCTACTACTGCTGCAACTGCACTTACTAAACTAATGGCAAGAGCGTGCTACAGAATACCAAACATGGCTATGGGTAGAGCAGCATTTTATATGAATAGAACAGTTCATTCTGGTTTATCAATTGCTGCAATGGATAAATCACAAAATGTTCTTGAAATACAAAAAGGTTTATCACAGTTTGGAACAGCTAAGAGCTACTTATCATTCTTGGGTACTCCAATCAGACAGGTTGATTCGTTAATTAACAACGAAGCTCGTGTAGTTTAATTTTATTTTATTAAAGGAGATCTAAAATGATTACAGACAAACTGCTCAGAGTGAGCGAAGATCAAGCGGTAACAACAACTGCTGTATCTACTAACACTATTGATTTAGGCGTTGCTAGAGACATAGGTGAAGGTACTGCTTTGTACATGAACTTTGCACTAACCGAAGCATTTGCTAACGGTACTAGCGTAACTTTTGAAGTTATTACTAGTGCAAGTGCAAACTTAGGTACACCAACTGTTATTGGTAGTAGTGCAGTATTAGCTACAGCAGCACTTACATTAGGTAAGAACATTGTTGTACGTTTAAATCCAGATATTGCCGGCAAAGGTCAGAGATATCTTGGTGCTAGATATACTGTTGTAGGTACTATGAATGCAGGTAAAGTTACTGCTGATGTAGTAGAAACAATCGGTGATGGTCAAAAGTACTATGCTTCTGGCTTTACCGTAGCTTAATAAGGAGAATCTATGCCTATTTACAGAGCTAAAATCAAGTGCTTTGTTGGTCAATCTATGAGAGAAGCTAACGAAGAGTTTGAATACAACGGAGAGTTTAATAGTAATATTGAATTAGTTGGTGGAACTGAACCTGATCTACCTGTGGCGTCAAACACAACCGTACCGTCAGGAGATGTTCAGCCAACTACTCAATCTATTGATTATTTATCAATGACTAAAGCAGAACTCGAAGTGTATGGTCGCACTATTGGTATTGAACTAGATAGAAGACAAACTAAAGAAACTCTTATTAGTCAACTTGAAGCAGCAAGTAAGTAGGCATTATTTTCTTATTTTTCTTACTGGGGGCTAGTAATACTGCTAACCTCCTCTTTTTTTAGGAGATGTTATGGCAACTGAAGTAGATATTTGCAACCTTGCCCTAGCTCATTTGGGTGATGATGCAACAATAGCTTCGCTTAATCCACCAGAGGGATCGGCACAAGCAGAAAAAGCTGCACGGTTTTATCCTATTGCAAGAAATACTTTGCTAGAAATGCATACATGGAATTTTGCATCAAGGCGTGGAAATTTGGCATTAACTACAAATACTCTTGATCAATGGGATTATGCATATGTAGCCCCTGCGGACATGATGTCACCTGTCGCAATAATATCTCCTACAGCACAAAACGATTACGCTACAAGAATGTCTGCCGGTGATACACCCGGTGGTATAACATCTAACTATGCACCAACTATTGTGGCAGGGCAATATACACCACAACAATTTTCATTAGAAGGCGATTTAATATATACAAATCAAGAAAATGCAATGTTGCGATATCAAGCGTTTATTACTGATCCATCGTTATTTTCTGATTTATTTGTTATTACATTGTCATGGCATTTAGCATCAATGCTTGCAGGTCCTGTAATTAAAGGTGATCAAGGAGCAGCAGAAGCAAAACGTAGTACGCAAATGATGACTAATTATTTAACTAGTGCAAAGCAATCTGACAATTTACACAGAGACATAACAGTAGAGCATATAGTTCCTTGGACATCTGGGAGGTAATTTATGCCAGTAACACGCAATTTTAAACAAGCATTTTCTGGAGGTGAAATATCACCAGAAATGTTTGGCCGTATTGCTGATAATAAATTTCAACAAGGTGCAGCAACAATGCGTAATTTTGTTGCCAAACCACAAGGACCTGCACAAAATAGGCCGGGATTTGCATTTGTAAGAGAAGTTAAAGATAGTACAAAATCTACAAGATTATTATCTTTTACATTTAATACAACTCAAACTATGGTGCTTGAGTTTGGTGATCAATATTTTAGGTTTCATACACAAGGACAAACTTTATTTTATACCAATGGTGCAGCATGGAGCGGTTCTACAACTTACGCAGTTGGCGATATAGCTTTATATAACGGTGTAAATTATTATTGTGTTGTAGCACATACAAACAGCACACCTCCTCACTCTAGTTGGTACGCAATGCCAACAAATCCTAATGTGTATGAAATACCGCATCCATATTTAGAAGCAGAATTGTTTGATGTAAATTATGTGCAATCTGCTGACGTTATAACATTAGTGCATCCTAATCACGCACCAAGAGAATTAAGAAGACTTGGGGCAACGCAATGGGAATTGCGTGTAATTGATTTTGGTAGTCCGTTATCACCACCTACTAATGTAAGTTCTTCTATGTATATACCTTCAAGTACTTCAACAAGTACAGATACTTATGTAGCACACGAATATGTTGTAACGGCTGTAAAAGCTAATTTAGTAGATGAAAGCAATCAATCATCAGCTACAAATGTAAACAATAATATATTTGTTACTGGAGCTAAAAATACTATTTCTTGGAACGCAGTTACTGGTGCTAGTCGATATAGAGTATATAAACAACAAGGTGGTATTTATGGGTTTTTAGGAGAAACTACTGGAACATCATTAGTAGACGATAACATTGCTCCAGATTTTTCTAAGACACCACCAATACATGAAAATGATTTTGTTGGTTCTGGTAACTATCCGGGTGCTGTATCTTATTTTGAACAACGCAGAGTATTTGCAGGTACAAATAATGCACCACAAAATATATGGATGACCAAATCAGGTACTGAAAGTAATATGTCTTTTGGTATTCCTATACGAGATGATGATCGTATTGAATTTAGAGTTGCTGCTCGTGAAGCAAATACTATAAGACACATTGTTCCATTAACAAATTTACTTATGCTTACTGGATCGGCAGAATGGCGTGTAACTTCTGTTAATAGTGATGCTATAACTCCTACTTCTATATCTGTAAAACCACAATCATATGTTGGTGCAAACAATGCACAACCAGTAATTGTTAATAACAGCTTGGTATATGCTGCTGCTCGTGGTGGTCATATAAGAGAACTTGGTTATAACTGGCAAGCAAATGGTTTTATTACAGGTGATTTATCTCTTCGTGCTCCACATTTGTTTGATAATTTTACAATAATAGATATGGCTTTATCAAAGTCACCAATACCTATTGTATGGCAAGTAAGTAGTAGTGGTAAATTATTAGGTCTTACATATGTTCCAGAACAACAGATAGGTGCATGGCATCAACACGATACAGATGGCACTTTTGAAAGTGTAGCTTGCGTGTCTGAAGGAAACGATGACGTTACATATTGCATAATAAAAAGAACTATAAATGGTGCAAGCAAACGTTATGTAGAACGCATGGGTACAAGATTATTTGCAACTCAACGTGATAATTTTTTTGTAGATGCAGGGGCAACATATAACGGCACAAACACAAACACAGGCCAAAACGTAACTATTTCTGCCGGTACAAACTACACAAAAGGAGAAAGCGTTACTATAACTGCTAATTATAATTTATTTAATGCACCACCTAGCCTTGATGATGTTGGCGATGCAATTGTTTTAGTAGATGGTACAAATTATTATCGTTGTAATATTGTATCTACTACAAGTCAAACAGTAGCAACGGTAAAATTAGATAGAGATTTACCTGTTAATTTACAAAATACAGCAATAACAACTTATGAAGTCGCAAGAAATGTTATATCAGGTCTTAATTTTTTAGAAGGTAAAACAATAAACATATTGGCAGATGGTGCTGTGCATCCACAAAAAGTTGTATCAAGTGGTTCTATTACATTAGACCGTGCGTCTAGTATTGTGCATCTTGGATTGCCTATAGAAGCTGACTTGCAGACTTTACCTATGGCATTACAAGTAGAAGCATTTGGGCAAGGTAGAGTCAAAAATTTAAATCATGTATGGTTACGAGTATTAGAATCGTCTGGTATTTTTGCAGGTCCTAGTGCAGATAAATTAGTAGAAGCAAAACAACGTACAACTGAACCATATGGATCGCCACCAGATTTAAAAACACAAGATATAAAAATTATGCTTACTCCTCAATGGCAAGATAATGGACAATTATTTGTGCGACAAACAGACCCATTACCACTTACAATTGTGGGTCTAACATTAGAAGTAGCTATGGGTGGATAGTGTGACCGTAAGCAGATATCATGTAGTTATACTAAAAATAAAGAAGCGTTGAGGTAAGCACAACAATGTCTAGTAGTTATGGGTGGAGTGATCTTAGTGGTTTAGGTAAATTTGGTGTAATATCACAAGGTTTTGGTGCAATAAGTGGAATTATAGGAGCAATGTCTGCTGCAAGTGCAGAAAAATATAAAACAAAAAGTTTAGCTTTAAGTTTAGAACATAAAAAAGATATGGCTTTGTTTAATCAAAAGATGAAAGAAAGTCAGGCACAGCATATAAATAGAGTATTTAATAAGCGATATCAAATAATGACTTTAAAACAAGGAGCACAAAAATCTAAAGGTGTAGTATCAATAGCATCTAGAGGTGGTGTAAGAGGTGTAGGTAGTAATTTAAATGCAATGGTTAGTTCTGAAATATTGGCAGAGATAGATAAGATGACTATGAATTCAAATAAAGTAAGAGCAAGAGAAAACAAACGATTAGAAGCTGTAGGTGTAGGTATACAAGCAAATCAATATGGAGTTAGTGCAAGTAATATGTTTGCTACTGCATCACAAATAAGTCCTTGGATGAATATGACTAGTAGTTTGTTAACAGGTGGTTCTAGCTTTATTAGTAGTCTTCCACCCGGTATGTTAAGAAAAGCACCAACAACTACTGCTTCTAGCTAATTATGGCAAGAGTACCTTTTCAGCAAAACTTGAATCAAGAAGTAGCAGCAGGTTCTGAGGTGCAATTTGGTGCAACTTCTGTAGAACCAATGAGAGATGTTGTTACAGACGATATAGAACGACAAAGCCGTGCTTTAACACAAGCAGGGCAAACAATACAAAAGTTAGATGATGAATTAAATGATGCTGAAGCTAAACGTTTATACAACGAATCTCATTATGAAATAGAACGTGTTGCAAACGAATACACACAATTGCAAGGTGTTGAAGCAGTAAAAACATTACAAACAGAAAGTGAAGGTGAAGAACAAATAACAGTATTAGATGATTACAACAACAACAAATTAAAAGCAATTCTTGAAAATGGATCGTCTAAAGCAAGTAATGGCGTTGTGAAATATATGTATGAACAAATGACGGCAACGTCTATAAAATCTGCACAAAATAAAATGATTACGCATTCTTTAAAACAACAACGTAATTATTTAGAAAATGAAACGAATGAAAGTATAGAAATTTTCAAAAGCAAAGCTATGAATAATTACAAAGATTGGAGAGATCCTACAGGTGAATTTAATAAAAATCGTTACGCAGCACATGAAGAATTAAAAAAATATGCAGTATTAAAAGGTTGGAATCTCGACCCTAATGCTGTTAACGCTAATGGAGAAAAAATTGGAATAAGCAAACAATATCTAAAAATGAGAAGTGAACTTGATTTAGAAATAGCAAAAGATGTAATAAAAAAATTAAATGAAGATAAAGATACTGTAGGTGTAAAAGAATTTAAAGAAAGTTTAAAACCTTTTACAAATGAAAAAACTTACAATGAAATATCATCTGGCATAGAACAAAAACATGAAAATTTTAAAGGAGAAAATTGTGTAAATGCAGTATTAACCCATAATGGCAATCAAAACAATGGTGATTTTTTAACACAAACAAATAAATTAATGTGTTTAAAAACCAATCATGCATATGACGATGGCAAAGGTGCAGTTGTTACAGATGGATTTCATTCAGATCAAGTTGATACAACAGAAAAGACAAACACAGAAAACATAGAAACATTACAACAACTAAGAGATACATCTAAATTTTATTCAGTAGATTCTGCACAGGCAGGTACTCTTATACCAGAGCATCAAACAACCCATTTGTATGCAATACAAAGATTAGGCGTTAAAAAAGCAGATTTATTATATACAAAAGCAAAATCAGAAATAGATATTGATAAAACAAAATACAAAGAAGATTCTGTTTATGCAAATAAAATAAATGAAAAAATTTTAGATAACTACAATAAATTAATTATTCAAGAAGCAGATAAAATTTACGGAAGTTCTGACCGTCTTTTTGGTTCTAGATACACAGGTGAAATGGGGCAACCAAATGCATACATGGTTGATATTGCTAATGATTTAGAAATTATAAAAAACGGTGTTGATTATAATTATAAAAATACCAACCAAGAAGTAGAAGTTAATTTTATAACAGGATTGCGTCCATTAAATGATCTTAAAGAAGAAATAAAAAAAACTATTATTGATAAAGATACGCAAAAACACGCATTAAAAGATTTAGAAACTAAATACACAAAAATATACAATGAAAAAACAGAAATTTATAATCAAAATTTAGACAATGCAAAACGCATAGCATTTGCAACGCCAAATGGATGGAAAGATCTTGCAGCTAATGGTATAGAAATAGAAAATTTTAGCAAAGAAGATCAAGAAATATTAAAAAAAGGACAACCAATAGAATCAAATAAAGATGTTGTTATTGATTTAGAAAGAAATCCATTAGAAGTTAAAAATAATTTATTAGCGTACAGCCATCAATTGTCTCAATCAGATTATTTAGAATTTGAAAGATATGCCGAGTCTCTAAATAGTGATGCCAAAATTTTGGAAGCAACTGGTAATTCTGATATGTTTGACGCTAGTTTAATTAGATATGGCTATACAGATATAGTAAACAAAGTAACAAGTGATCCAAAAGCAAAAGATCAATATAATTTTAAATTTGATTACAAACAAATTAAAGATGCTTGGTTAACTAGAATAGATTCAGAACAAACAAACAAAGGCAGAAAATTAACTAGAACAGAAAAACAAAACCTTTTAAACGAAATATTAGCAGATGGTGTAATAACTAAAAGATATGGATTATTAAGAAAATTTGATATTACCATACCTTCAGTTGCATTAGAAGCAGATCAATTTGAAGATGCGTTTGTTTTTGTTGATAATGAAAAAATATTTGTTAAACGTATACCTAATGATGTTAGACAATATTTTATAAAAGGTTATGAAGCAGCAAATATACCGTATACAGAACAAATGATTGCAAATGAATGGGTGTTGCATGGCAAGAAAAAATCTGAAAAAGAAATAATAAAATTTAAGGAGGAAAACAATTTATGAGCGAAAATTCTTTTTTAGACACTTTAAATAAAAGACAAGAATTAGCACCTAGTCAAAATTATGCTGAAAATTTAAATACTTTAAATACAGAAAACCCTTTTTTAGACACTTTAAAAAAAAGAGAAGAAGATAGACAAAATCAAATTAGAGCAGAATTAAAACAAACATTAACTTCTGTTTTAGAAAAAGATCCTGACATGGTTGGAGAAGGATTAAAACTTGCAGAAGAATTAAATTTACCAAAAGATTTTGCATTAGATAGCGAAGAAGCAATTAGACTATTAGCTGAAAAAAACAAAAAGGAAAAAATATTAAGTTTTGCGTTAGCAGAAAAAAGTCCAGTATTAATGCGTCAACTTACTGATCCAACATTTGCAGCTTTAGCGTATGACAATATAAATGATTTAGAAGGATTAGAATATGCATTTGACGCTATTAAAAGAGCACCAGACAACATATTGCAAGGTTGGGAAAAAGGTAGATTAAATGTACGAAGAGGAAAAATTGGTAATTTAAAAAAATCTGGTAAAGGGAATGAAGAATTAAATACAGAATTAGCAGAAATTAATCAAAGGTTAGAAGAATTAAATAGTGATGGGTCAGGAATATTAGAAGAAGGTTTTGCTATTTTTGGTCAATATTCTAAAACTTTACCTACAGCTTTAGAAGGTGGTTCTGTTGGTGCAGCATTAGGATTTGGATTAGGTTCAGTTACAGGACCGGGATCTATATTTACAGCTAAAGGTGGATTTATTGTAGGGTTTTTAGGAACGTTAGGATATGAAACTTACCAAATAGAAGCAGGTTCTACATATCTTGATCTTGTAGAAGAATTAAAATTAACTGAAGGTGTTAATGATCAAACAGTAAAACACATAGCAACTGGTGTTGGTCTTACTAATATGTTATTGGAATGGTATGGAGCTAGTGTTGTTACTGCTCCTATAAGAAAACAATTATCTAAATACGCTACAAAATCAATTGTAAAAGAATTAGCAAAACCTACTGGACGCCAAGCAATTACACAATTTGTTAAAAATTATATAGGTGGAAATATAACAGAAGCAGGTACAGAAGTATTGCAAGAATTGTCTAATATTGTAGGTCGTGATATAGCAGTAGCATTTAGTGATAAGGAAGATTTAAATTATAAACTTACTAATGCAGAAGGATTACAAGAAGTAGGCCAAAGGCTAGGTCAAACTTTTATACAAACTATGAAAGGGATGACTCTTGTAGGTTTAGTAGGAAGTGGACCAACATTTATTTCAGATATTACCAAAGCTAACAAGGCAAAAACAGATACTGCATTTATAGAAAATTTATCAGAAAAATCTGTTAACAATAAAACAAGAATAAGAAATCCAAATGAATTTCAAAAGTTTGTAGAAAATTTAGCTGAAGATAAAAATGTTAAAGAATTGTACATTGATGCAGAAATATTAAATCAAGCAATAATAGACAATGGAATAACACTAGAAGACATAGATGCAGTATCACCTAGCATTGCAAAACAATTAATAGAAATTAATAAATCAGGTGGGCAGGGTGATGTGGTAGTTAGCACTAGTGAATATGCAGCAAAATTAGCAGGTACACAGTTTGATGGTTTTTTACAAGATCATTTGCGTGTCGATCAAGATGGTTTTAGCCGTGCTGAAGCTGCAAATTTTAAACAAAACCAAGATGCATTAAGAAAAGAAGCTATTGAAGTTCTTGAAAAACAAAACAAAATATCTAAAGAATTTGAAGCTAGTGCAGCACAAGTAAAAAAAGATTTAGCTAATCAATTAAAAGCTACTGGTTTATATTCACCTATTAACGTAAATGCTGCGTCAACATTTTTTCGTGATTTTGTTGTTATACAAGCAAATAAATTAGGTATAACACCTAAAGAATTTGCAGCTAGATTTCCATATACAGTTGTTAGACAGGATCAAATACAAATATCACCAGAACAACAATTGTTTAATCAAGATGGTTCAGTACGATTAAATACGCCACAATTTAAAAACTTTTTTGGAAAATCAGTTTTAAAGAAAAATGGTAAACCAGAAGTGTTGTATCACGGTACACGAGATAGTGTTAACGAATTTAATTTAGATCATCCAAATAAAAAAGATTTTGGTTGGCTAGGTAAAGGTGTATATATGTATCGAGGTAAGGATGCAGCAGCAGGTGCAAATGTATACACAATAAACAAAAGAGGTGATGCAGGTCGCAATATAATGCCATTGTATGCACGATTAGAAAATCCATATTACGCAACATTTAAAGAAAAAGCAGATATACGGATGGGTGGCGAACAAGCTGCGGAAGGATTTAAGCAAAGATTAATTGACGAAGGCCATGATGGTGCAATACTTAGAGGTGAAAACGGTACAGACGAAGTTGTAGTTTTTGATAATACAGCAGTTAAGTCAACATTTAACAGCGGTACATGGTCTAGAGAAACAGCAGACATATTAAAACAACAAGAATTGTTTGCACAACAGGCAAAACCACAAGAGCAAGGCAAACCAGTATCAGAAGAAGTATTTCAATTAGCAAAAATTGTAGAAAATTTTGATTTTGCAAGTAGCAAGCCTTTTGGAACTATTAAAGATTTTAAAGTTGAAATACAAAAACGTATTCTAGCTGCTGCTAAAAGGGCAGGTGCTAATTTATCAGATTTTAGTGTTGAGACAGAAAAATATTTAGTACGAACATTATTAGCAGATGCACAATACGCATTAGTAGAAAACCCAAACGCAATAGGTTGGTACAACGAAAAAGTTACAAAAGCCAAAGCATTATTAGCAAAAGTTTATCCAGAATTACTTATTGATACAGCATCAAATTTTGCTTTTACTTGGGCTTTAGCAACTACATCTAATGGCATAGACGTAAATACAAACTTTCAACTTACGCAAGAAGTGTACAACTACTGGAAAGAAAATGGTAAGTTTCCAGTACCTTTTGGACAAGGTAAAGCAGGTCGTGCAATGACAAAAAGTTTTAAATTAATAAATGAATTAATTGAAAAAAATGGTGTAGAAGATGTAGAAAAATTTATGAGTACAACACATACAGTAAAAGAAGTAGAAACATACACAGGTGTTTTAATTAAAGAGTTTGGTAAAACTGAAATAGTATATGGTGCTGCTGTTATAGGACCAAAAATTGGTAATGGATTTTTTGCAAATTTATATGGCAACTATGAACAATTAACTTTAGATAGATGGGCTATGCGTACATGGGGTCGAATGACAGGTACGCTAGTTACTGACTATACAAAGCAAGCTAAAAATAAACGTGAGCAATTAAAACAATATATAAAAGCATTAACTAAAGAACAAAAAAAGGCATTTGAAACAATTCTTGGAAGAAAACTAACTTTAGGTGATTTAGATGAAGTTGCAAAAAGAATTGAAACTAGAACTACTGTACCTGCAAATCGTGATTTAATGGCAGAAATATCTTTAATCAAACCCGACAATGATGTTGCAGACACAATAACAAACATTAAAGGTAAACCTATAAAAGGTGAAAAAAGAATAAGTATTGGAGATGAAATAAGAAAAGCAGGTAATTCATTAGCAGGGTATTTAGATGGTCAAAAAGAACAGCCTAAAGGACCACCAGAAAGAAGATTTATAGAAAAAGTTTTTGGACAAGTGTTGCCAGTATTACAACAACAAAATCCAAATTTAACGATGGCTGATTTACAAGCATTAATGTGGTATCCAGAAAAAAAATTATATGATACTGCAAAACTTAAGGAAGATGTAATAGAAACAGGTTACGAAGATAACGCAGCACCTGATTATGCCAATGCTGCTGCAACTTTAGTTGCTAGAATGGGTATATCAGAAGCTGACATACAATCTACATTACAGGAGGTAGACAATGAGTTATCAGTACAATCCGAGGAGCAATCAAGAGACACACAACGAGATGTTGGAAGATCTGGACAGATACGAGAGGTTGATACTTTCCAACAACAAGGAAGAGGAGACACAAACATTGACGAAACCACAGAACTCCCCCTTAACCCAGACGGAACAGTTACCGTCTACCATCACACCAGTAGAAGAAACGCAGAACGAATTAGGGCTACAGGTGAACTCAGAAGTGCTGCTGAACCTGATGTCTACGTTACCACCAGAGCTATCACAGATACTGGCTATGGCGATACAGCAGTTGCCATCCGGGTCGAACCTTCTAGACTTAGTCTCGATGATGAATTCCCTAACGGACGAAAAGATTACAGACTCTCAGTTGGAAAGCCTAGAGGATCTATTCGAGTAAAAGTAGGAGAATTTTATAAACAACAAGAATCTAAAGGTGCAAGAGGTGGATTTGATCCAAAAACATTAACAGCAATACTTACAAAAGAAGCAGATCTTTCAACCTTTTTACATGAAACTGCTCATTATATGTTAACTGTTATGGAAGATTTAGCCGTATCTGGTACGGCAACTCCTGAAATACAAAATGATTTTGATGTATTGTTAAAATTTTGGGGAGTAGAAAGTGTAGATGCATGGAGCAAATTAGATATAAATCAAAAAAGAAAATATCACGAAGCTTTTGCGTACAATTATGAAATATATATAACTGAGAAAAAAGCAGCACCTAATAAAAACCTACAAGATATATTTAATAGATTTGGTCAATTTTTACGCAAAATATATAAGTCTATTAGAGATGAATTAAATGTTATATATCGACAAGAAAATGGAATAGATTTACCAGTTTTGACAGATGAAGTAAGAGGTGTAATGGATCGCATGATAGCAAGTGAAGAACAAATAATAGAATCACAACGTGTGTATGGCATGAAAGCTATGTTTACTACACAGGAAGAAAGTGGCATGGATAACGAGACATGGCAAAAATATAGTGCTGCTATACAAGAAGCACAAGAAGTTGCTATTGATCAATTAAGTAAATCTAGTATGAGACAGGTAAAATGGTTGTCAAATGCTAGAAGCAAAGTTTTAAAAGATTTACAAAAGCAAGTTAACGCTACACGCAAACAAGTTATTGCAGAAGAAACAGCAAAAGCAGAAAATGAAACAATATATAGATTAGAAAAATATTTAAAACGTGGTGAAACTATTAATGATAAAGGTGAAAAAGTTGTAGTAAAAGAAGGTAATAAAATACATCCAGATAGTATAAAAAATATTTTGCCATTTTATGACGATGCAGCAGCAAATGCATTAATTAAAGAACTTGGTACAGGTAAATACGGCATGGTTTCTAAAAAAGGTATGCCAGTACAAACAATTGCAGAAATGTTTGGGTACGAAGATCCAATAAATATGATAAATGCACTTGTTGATTTAGAACCAATAAAAAATGTTATTAAAGAAAGAACAGATCAACGTATGGTTGACGAGTTTAGTAATTTAACAGATCCACGACAACAAGAATTAGAAGTACAGGAAGCACTTCATAACGAAGCTAGAGCAAGATTTATTGCAACTGAATTAAGATTTTTAGCTACTGTAATGCAGCCACAAAGATTACAAGTAGCAGCAGCAAAACAAGTAGCAAAAGATATATTAGCTAAAAAAACATTAAGAGAAGTAAGACCTACATTATTTTCACGACAAGAAGCAAAAGCAACTAAAGCAGCAGAAAAAGCAATGCGTGAAGGCGATAATCAAGCAACAATACAAGCCAAAAAAGCACAATTGCTAAACAACCAATTAGCAAAAGAAGCTATAGAAATACATAAACGCTATGACAAAGCAACAGATAATTTTAAAAAATTATTTAAGAAATCAGACAAAGATATGAAAGATACAAGAAATGTAGATTTAGTAAATGTTGCAAAAACTATATTAGCTAGTTATGGTTTTGGCCCTGCTGTAGAATCACCAAACGTATATATAGAAAATTTAAAAAAAAATAATGAGGATTTATATGTAGAATTAGAACCAATTATAAGAGAACAATCAAACCTTAGAAATACTACAAATATTTTTAAAGAAGTTAATGAAATTACTAAACTTAAAGATATAAAAGATTTAACAGTAGAAGATTTTGATTCACTAGATGAAGTTATACAATCTTTATGGTATCAATCAAGAAGAGAAAGACAGATAGAAATAGAAGGAAAAAAATTAGAATTAGATGCAATTATTCCAGAATTAGTAGAACCAATGCAAAAAATGCCTAAAGCAAAAATAAAAGGCATGACAGAAGCTGTATCAAGATTAGAAAAATTAGGTTCTATGATTGAGGATCAGAAAGCACGAATGAGAAGAGTAGAGCCTTGGGCAGATGAATTTGATGGTGCAACAAGACAAATGAGTGGTGCTGTATTGCAACGTGAAGGATTAGAAGCAGGGCCATTTACAAAATATATATGGCGTCCAATTAAAAATAGTCTTACAGAATATAGAACAGCACAAATTAAATACACAAAAAGATATGCTGAAATGTTGGAAGACGTAGATTTTGGAGAAACTATTATTGTTGCTAACGAATTTGATGACCCATATAAATTTGGCAAAATACATAGTGGTAGAGGTAAAGTCGAATTGCTTGGAGCTATGTTGCACACAGGTAATAAAAGTAATTTAAGAAAATTATTATTAGGTAGAGGATGGGGCAAATTAAAAGAAGATGGATCGTTAGATACTAGACAATGGGATACGTTTGTTAAACGCATGATTGATTCAAATATTTTAACTAAAAAAGATTTTGATTTTTTACAAGCTGTATGGGATTTAAACGAAGAAATGCTACCTCTTATGCAAAAAACCCATAGAAATGTTTTTGGTTATTATTTTAAAGTTGTTGAAGCAAGTCCTACTATAAATAAATATGGTACATACAGAGGTGGTTATGTACCTGCAAAAGTTGATATAGATGCGGTTGATGATGCAAAAAGAAATGCAGCATTAGAAGATTTAAAAACTGATTTTAGATTGTCATTACCTGCTGTACAAAAAGGTTTTACTAAGACTCGTGTTGAATATAACCGACCATTATCTTTACATTTAAATGCAATGGTAAAACACATAGATGACGCTTTGCGTTTTGCATATGTACAACCTGCCGTAACAGATGTATTGAAAATAATTAAAAATAAAGAATTTGCTGCTGCACTTGATGCCGTTAAACCATCTGCAATTAATTATATGTTGTTACCTTGGCTTAATAACGCAGCACGGCAAACAACAATGTTGCGTGGTAATAACGATTTAGCAGACGCATTTTTTAAAGGATTAAGAAAACGTACTGGACATAGTATAATGTTTGCTAATTTTCAAAATGCTGTACAACAATTTACTGGTAATTTTCCATCACTTATAAAAGTTGAAGGCAAATATATGAGAAGTGGTTTAAAACAATATTATTTGAACCCTGCAAAAACACAAGAAATTATTGCAGAGTTATCACCTTTTATGGATCAACGTCAAAATAATCAAATGTTTGATATACAAGATACATTAAATGATTTAATTATTAATCCAGATAAATTTCAAAAAATAAACGCATGGACAAACAAACACGCATATTTTATACAACAAGCATTTCAAAACCAAGTTGATAGTGTTGTATGGATAGGTTCTTACAATCAATTTTTAGCTAACAAACCTATGTCTATGCCAGATGCTGTGGCACAAAAAGAAGCTATAGCACAAGCTGATGCAAATGTGCGTATGACACAAGATAGTTTACAACCAGAAGACAGAGCAGCATTTCAAACTGATACACCATTAGTGCAATCATTGTTGCAATTTACTAGTTATTTCAACATGATGGCAAATTTAAACGACACAAACTATAAAAAAATGGTAAACGATATGGGATATAAAATTACTGGTAAAGGTAGTGGTAGATTAATATATACATTTATGTTTGGGTTGTATTTACCGGCAGTTGTATCTGGCGTTATTGTTAATTTCTTTGGAGGTAATTTAAATGATGCAGATGAAGATGGATATCTTGATGAAATATTTGAGTTGTTATTTTTTGAACCATTAAGATTTGGCCTTGCATTTATTCCCGGTGGAAACATATTGCCTGTTCCTTTTAATGTATTAAATGACAAGCCATATGATGACCGTATATCCACAAGTCCATCTATATCTACATTAGAAAGTAGTACTACAGGTTCAGTTCGTGCGTTGCAAGCTGTATTAGATCCTAAAAAAGATGTAACTGGTAAAAATGTTAAAGATGTATTTACTCTTTTGTCGTTATTAAGCAACTATCCATTAACAATATTAGGTAGACCACTTGGTTATTTACAAGATGTTAGTACTGGTAGAGTAGAACCGGAAGGACCAATAGACTTTATTAGAGGTGTAGTTACAGGTAAATCTGGACGTAGACAAAGAAAATAAAGGTGTGACCGTAAAGCAATAAGTAATTGGTAAGCTAAATAAGATAGTGAAAATGTCTAGTTAATGACGATAAATTCGACTACAAGAAAGACGAGTAACTTAGTCGGGAATGGAAATACTGCTCAGTTTCCTTTTGCATTTAAAGTTTTTACAGACGCAGATGTAGTTGTAAAAAAATTAGAAGTAAGTACAAGTATAGAAACTACATTAACTCTTGGAGCAAGTAATGATTACATAGTCACATTAAACGAGGATCAAAACGGAAATCCCGGTGGAAGCATAACACTTAAACAAGGCGGTAATGATTTTAATTTACCTTCTGGTTTTCAACTTGTTATCACATCTGCACTTGAACCGTTACAAGGTACAGATCTTACAAACCAAGGTGGTTTTTATCCAGAAGTTATTAATGACGCACTAGATAAAGCAGTAATTTTACATCAACAACAACAAGATGAAATTAATAGATCAATTAAATTTTCATTAACTAATACTATTGGTAGTTTAGAAATTACACAAAATGCTGCTAATCGTGCTAATAAAGTTTTAGGTTTTGATAATTTAGGTGAGTTTCAAGTATTAAAAGAATTAGGTACATACAGAGGTGATTGGGTAGCAGGTCGTGATTATGCTGTAAGAGATCTTGTGAAAGATACATCTACAAATAATATTTTCTTTTGTAATACAGCACATACATCTCAAGGATCACAACCACTAACAACTAATACTAACTCTGCAAATTGGGATCTTATTGTAGATGCAGCGTCAGCAACTACTGCACAAAACGCAGCAGCAGCATCTGCTACGGCAGCAGCTACTAGTGAAACTAACGCAGCTAATAGTGCATCAGCAGCAGCTACATCTGAAACTAACGCAGCAGCATCTGCAACAACTGCAACAAATAAAGCTACACAAGCAGATACAGCTAAAACAGCAGCAGAAACAGCTAAAACGGCTGCGGAAACCGCACAAACAGCAGCAGAATTAGCACTTGATACTTTTGATGACAGGTATTTAGGAGCAAAAACTAGTGACCCGGCTACAGATAATGACGGTAATGCATTAATAGACGGAGCGTTATATTACAACACAACAGATAACATAACTAAAGTTTATGACTTAGGCACAACATCTTGGTTAGTTGTAAATATTACTGGAACTGATTTAGCTAATACAAATACAGTTGCAGGTGCAATAGGTAATGTTAATGCTGTAGGTGGAGATATTTCTAATGTCAATACAGTAGGAACAAATATTAATAATGTTAATACAGTTGCAAATAATATATCAACTGTAAATACAGTAGCAAGCGATATCCAAAAAGTAATTACAACAGCAGAAGATTTATTAGAATCAAATGGTTCTGAAATAGAAACAGTTGCAGATAACATTACAAACGTAAATCTTGTTGGTAATAGTATTAGCGATATTAATGCTTTAGGTCAGGTATTAGCAGGTCAAACAACGTATACGGTTACTGTAGCTAATGGTGTTTTTTACATTGATGGTACAGCAAATCCAACATTAAGTTTGATTAGAGGATATACATATATATTTAATCAAGCAGATAGTACAAACAACAACCACCCATTAGCTTTTAAAGATGCAAGTGGTAATGCATATACAACTGGCGTAACAACTAACGGACAAGCAGGTCAGGCAAATGCAAATGTAACTTTTGTTGTACCTTCAAATGCACCTAGCTCATTACGTTATTACTGCACACAGCATGGTAACAGCATGGGTAATACTATTGCTGTAGGAGATGACAATATTGGTGTAGTCGCTAGTAATATTACTGACGTTAATACTGTTGCAGGTGGCATTACAAACGTCAACAACGTAGGTGGCAGCATTGCAAATGTAAATACAGTTGCCAATAATATGAATTCTGTTAATGATTTTGCAGCAAGATACAGAGTTGGAGCATTAAACCCAACAACTGATTTAAATAATGGTGATTTATTTTTCAATACAAATTTAGGAAAATTACTTGTATATAACTCAAGCACTTCTGCATGGGAAGAAACACAAACTATTGGTAGTTTCTTTATAAATACTATTAGCAGTTTTAGTGGTACTGGTGGTAATAGTGCAACGTTTAATAATTCTGCCTATAAATTTACGTTAAGCAACGCAGGTCAATTTGCACAACAAATGTTGGTCAGCATTAATGGCGTTGTACAAAAACCTAATTCTGGTACAGGACAACCGTCAGAAGGTTTTGCATTAGACGGTAGTGAAATTGTATTTGCTGCACCACCTCCTACTGGGGCTGATTATTTTATAGTTACTATTGGAGCAACAGTTAGTATTGGTACACCTAGTGCAGGTACGGTAACACCTGCTAGTTTTGCAAATGGTACATCTAGTAATGATGGAAAATTCTTAAGAGCTAATAATAATGCTGCACCAAGTTTTGAAACAATAGATTTAACTAATTTAAATGCATCTAATTTAACATCTGGCACTATCCCTGCTGCAAGATTTCCTTCTGCATTACCTTCAATAGATGGATCTGCTCTTACAGGTATACAATCAGGAGCCGCCGGTAATTCAGAAAATGTATTTCACGAAAATGAAAATTCTATGGACAATGACTATACAATTGGTAATGGTGCATCTAATATAAACGCAGGTGTATTTGGACCATTAACTCTTAATGCAACCCTTAACATCCCTGCTACTTCTGTCTTAACTATTGTATAATTATGGCTTTATCTTTTGACGGCAGCAACAATACAATCGCAGGTTTAGCAGTAGGTGGCTTGCCTGACGGAATAGTTGATGCTGATATGATTGCAGCAAACGCTATAACAACTCCAAAAATAGGAAATGACCAAGTAACAGCAGATAAAAGATCTAATGGATCAGTAGTTCAAGTTGTGCAAAATTGTAGCAATGGTGTAACTTCTACAGACAACAGTTCAAGTTATGTAAATTGTTTAGCAAGCCCTACATTTTCATTTACTTCTGGGAATAAAATTTTAGTTCAAGCTAATTTAGTTGTTGGAGTAAGATATGGTTATGGCTGTACATTTCAACTGCACACAAATAATGGACAAATATCAGGAGCTATAGGAACAAGTGGTGGTAGTAGAGAACAATGTACAAAAGGTGGTTATATTAGTAACTGGGATTTAGAACTTGCAAATGTTGTTATCAATTATTTAGATACACCGGCAGATTCAGTTAACCAATACATAGTTAAGTGGAGAAGTTATAGTAGTCAAATTGCTGTTCTTAATAGAGCTTATGATGACGCAAACAACAACGGATACACTAGAACAGTTTCTTCTATAACATTAACGGAGATAAAAGCATGAGCCTAGATCACTTTGCAATATACAAAGCATATGCCGGAATAGTCAGACGTATTTGTGATGATGAAAATGCAGCTTATGACATAGACAATAAAAAGATTGAATTAGATCAAAGCAAGATAGATGTTGCCAGAGCAACACTAGATGCTGAAGCTGCTGCAATAGCTTATCAATCTACAAGACGGCCTTTATATCCATCTTTAGGAGATTTTGCTGACGCTATGTACTGGAATAGTAAAGGAGATTCGACTAAACTAGAAGCATATTATGCTGCCTGTGAAAAGGTAAAAACTGACAATCCAAAGCCTAACTAATTATGACAGCAAAGATTAAACTAAACGCAGCATCAGGTGGAGGTTCAGTTGCTTTAGAAGCACCCTCTTCATGTAGTAATAATAGAGTTATAACTTTACCTGATATTGCTGATGGAACGCTTTTAACAAATCAAAGTTCTTTAGATTCTACTAAATTATCCCCTGCTATAGCTGCCGGGATAACAATGGCAGATCAATGGAGAATTACAAGCACTTTTCAAGTTTCCAGTAATACATACATTACTACTAACTGGGAAAGAAATGATACTACTGGATATTCAAAAATTGGTACTGGGATGTCAGAATCTAGTGGAGTATTTACATTTCCTGCAACAGGAATTTATTTAGTTGGAATAAATCTAACTGGTAATGCAGATTCAGGTGGATTTAATTATGTTGCGTGTTCTATTTACACCACTATTAATAATAGTAGTTATACACAATCTGCATCAACTTATGAAAGTGTTGACGCATCAAATCGTCATTGGGCTATGGCAACAGAATTTATTTTTGATGTAACTGACGTATCAAACTGTAAAGTAAAATTCTTTGTAGGTGCGTCAAATACTAATCCCTATGTTTATGGAGATGGTTCATTGAATACAACTTTTGCCCATTTTACTAGATTAGGAGACACATAATGGATTTTATAACAGGCAGACCAAATCATATAGAGGATTATCTTATAAGATATAGAGGTGGCCAATGGTTTGGTTGGAGTGATTCCTCAAATAAAATTTATGCAAACTTAATAGTGCATGATAAAGGTTCTAAACCTACAGAACAAGAGTGTACAGATGGACTTGCTGCATTACAAACAGCTTGGGATTTAGAAAATGATTCATATAAGTCAAAACGTAGAGCAGAATATCCTAAATTTGAAGATCAGTTTGATCAAATATATAATGAAGGAATAGATGCTTGGAAAACGTCTATTAAAGCAATTAAAGACAAGTATCCAAAACCTAGTTAATTATGTCAATTTTACGAGTACAAAAAATTAGGCACACAGCAAGCAATACAGATGTTATTGATATTGCTAATGATGGAACTTGTATTGCCAAACTTACAAACAGAAACAATAAAAATTTGTTTATAAATGGTAGTATGATTGTGGCACAAAAAGGCGTATCAGCTACAGCAAGCAGTTCTGGATACCCTGCGTGTGATAGATGGAGAATAGGTGCAGGTGGATTAGATGAAGCAGTTACAGTTGCACAATCTGCTTTAACATCTTCTGATACTCCATATAGTTCTGGTTTTAGATATGCAACTAAAATAACTAACGGTAATCAAACAAACGGTCTTGGTGCAACTGATTATCTTTCTTTTGGTCAAAGACTTGAAGGACAAGATATACATTCTAGCGGTTGGGATTTTACAAGTACTTCTAGTAAAATAACAGTTTCTTTTTGGATTAAATCAAGTGTTGCACAAACTTTTTATTCTAGATTTCGTATAACAGAAGCAAGTGCTAATAAAGAATATGTATTTGCCGTAGCTGCTACTACTTCATGGCAAAAAATAACAAAAACAATTAGCGGTGCTTCTGGTCTTAACCCTAAAAGTAATAATGATATGGGGTTTTTCTGGGATATTATATTGGGCTATGGTTCAGATTATACAGGCAGCATGACACCAGATCAATGGAATACTGTTAATACTGCTGCATACGTTCCAGATATGGCATCATCATGGTATGACACAGATAATGCAACTTTTGAAATTACAGGAGTTCAATTAGAAGTAGGGTCGCATAGTACTGACCACGAATTACAATCCTACGCACAAACTCTTGCTTTATGTCAAAGGTATTTTTATATGCACGCTAGTGGTGCTTTTCCTTTATCAAATACTGATCGTTGTCCTATAGGACATGGCTATGGTTACACTTCAACAGACGGATATGTAATAATAACTTATCCAGTTCAAATGAGAACAAATCCATCATTGTATAAAGTTGTTGGTACTGATTATTTTAACTTTGCATATAGCAACAATAATGCTTACCCAAATAATATTGCAGCTAATAGAGTATCAAACCAAGTTGCAGAATTATATTTTTATGACGGTGCTTCATGGGGTCAAAATGATGGAGGTATGCTTAGAACATATAATACTGCTGCTAGAGTTGGTTTTTCTGCGGAGCTTTAATTATGTCATTTCCTACTGATCCAATTTACAAATTTTATAAAGAACGTGTAGGAGGTAAAAATCCTGACGGAAAAATTATAGAACCACAAATAATTGGAATTTCAAAATACTTAGGTATTGAAGGTCATTACATAGATATACCTTTATGTAACGATAACACCGACTACCAAGAATATTTGGAATGGGCTAAAACTAATACAGCGGAGGAACCTGACTAATGGCACTTACTAAAATTTCTACTAATAGTGTTAAAGATCAAAATATAGATTTAACAAAACTACCTCATGGTGACGCAAACAATGACGGTAAATTTTTAAGAGCAAATAATGGTGCAGATCCAACTTTTGAAGCAGCGTCTTCTCCTGAGATATATGGTTTTAAAACAAATGCATCTGGTCATCTTGAAGTTATAACAACAAACGGTGGTGTGGACAATATTTCTGGTTCAGATTATGATGCGTTTGAAGATGTTATTTTTGCAGCTACAGGTTTTACGTTTACTGTAAATGCAAATGGTAAACTAATCGCAACTATTTAATCATGGCAACTATTGATTTAGGCAAAATTAAACAGGTTTGGCGAGGAACATACAGCAGTTCTAATACATATACTGCTGATGACCTTGTTGAATACACAGACAATGGAGTTACATCTACATATATAGCTGTTGCAAGTTCTAGTTTTAGTAATCAAGCACCATCAACAAGCGGTACAGTTAACAGCAGTTATTGGGCATTTGTAGCAAAAGGTATAGCAGATCCTATTCCAAGTCAATCTGGTCAAGCAGGTAAATTTTTAAAAACTAATGGTTCAGCTTTATCCTTTGATGAAGCAGGGCTATGGAAAAAAATAGCAGGCGGTAATGGACCTTCGACTTCGGGTAATACATCAATCAATCTTGATAATATATTTTCCGATACTTACCAAATCTATAAAGTAATTATTGCTTGGGCTCAAGATGATTGGATAAACTGTCGTTATATAAAAGCGGATGGCTCTATACAATCAAATAGTAATTATTGTTGGGCGGGATATTATGCAAAAGTAAATGCAGACAACGATGGTAGATATACTAATTACAATGATACTCATGCTGTTTATATGTACTGGGATGGAGCAGATGCAGCTTGGTCAATGAACGAAATTATATTTGTTCAACCTTACGATTCAAGTAAAAGAACTGGTGATATGTATCAAGCTACTTGCTTTAATGGTTCAGCTACAATTTATCATCATGTAGGATCAAACCAATGTCAAACTGCTGAATCACATAGAGGCTTACAAATTTACGGACAAAATAGTGATTCTTTATCGGACACTAACTTTAAATACTTAGTTTATGGAGCTACTTTTTCATAATGAAAACATCAACACTAAATGCAGATGGGTCTTGGACACAAAGAGACATGACCTCTGAAGAAGAAGCAAGTTTAACAGCAGCAAAAGAATCTTTTGTAGCTTTTAGAAAAGCTGCTGATGATGCAGCTACAAAAAAAGCAAGTGACGCTGCTGCCGGTAAAGCAAAACTAAAAGAACTTGGTCTTACAGATGACCAAATTGCAGCACTTCTAGGCTAAATTTTATTTTACTTTTTCTGATAATTGCCTTGTCATTATTGACATGGTGACGTAGAGAGGGCTGATTGCTACTATAAGAAGCAGAACGACTAGACTCATTAATGAGCAAGCTCGTATTATCTGGTACTTAATCATGCGAAAAATTCTTGATGCTTTAACAATTTTAACCACGGTCTTAGTTTTGGGAATACTAGGCGGTGGTTTTTTTACATACAAATATGTAAGCAGCGAACAGTTTAAGGCTAAAATTATGAACTCTATACTTGGCGAAGTAAAGGGGCTATTGCCTAACGTATTAGATAAAGGATTGCCTGACATGACAGGGCCATCCATACCTACACCACCATTACAAAAAGAATTAAAATTTTAATTGGAAATACCTGAGATACATATACCTGATGTTTATATTCCATATACCTATGTGCCTGATTATGGGCATTCAAATGTACAAGTTATAGGTTGCACTTACTATCACAGAGATACAAAGAATACAGGCAATAGAAATTTAATAATAGAAGATCCAAATGGGGTTGTGACAAATTGTCCGTACCCTAGTTTTAATCCATTAAACTATGTACCAGATCAATTAACAATTACAGAAGAGATACCCAATCTTGCTAACGATAGTGAGATGCCAACTAGTGAACCACCTAAACCTGAGACAACAAACAATGAAAAAAAAGAAGAAGAATACAAACCTTGCCCTCCAGAGAACGCACCATTTAGGGAAGGAGATTACAGAAATGATAAAAAAATTGAAAGATTGGTAAAATATGAAAGAGGTATAGATGGCTCTTGTGACCCGATCTGGCAAGACGTACCATTCAGAGAAAGTATTATCGGAACTCCCGAAGTACTTATTAGCACTACTGTTATTGGCTTGGTTGCCGGTGGTTCTGCTGCTCTTGTACCCTTAATACAAGGGGCAGCGAAATCAGCTATAAAACAATTAGGTAAACGTCTAAGTAAATCTAAGGCTTTAAAGAATGAGAGTGAGGGATCACTTGACCGGGAGGAACAGTAACTGCAATGCCTTCGCATATTGTTGCAAACTTACCTGTAAATTGAACACCAAGTTTAGCTTGTTCACCACATACCTTAAGCCTAAAAAGAGCGACCTCAAGCTCAGTTTTTTTATACAATAATTCCTGATTTTTTATATTTATTTCTGTTGCCTTATGACATAGTGCAGGTGCTTTGCCTAACGGAATACTAAATTGTGCTGAGATACCGTAGTTTAAATTGTAGTTATCCTTTTCAAACCTTGGTGTACGTTGATAATATTTTATTTCACCTGTGTCTTCGTCATAAATTGGTTGTACTGTTTCTGTTTCTATAGGTCTGTTAAATGACCATGAGTCTGTTAAAAATGGTGTAATGGTAAGGCTAGGTGAACTACAAACAATACCCTGCGACATCCTAAACTGCGGATTAGATTGCGGTGCTATCATGGTGGCATTGTTATTTACCGTTCCCTGTGCGTTACTAGAAGGGCTTGCAACGGTCGTATTAGCTAAAACCTTAGTTGGACATAGACAAAGTAAAACTACTGCCCAAACGTGGTTTCTACGGTGGTTGTAGTTGTTGTGTTTATTACCCTGTTGATTGTGGTTATTGTGTCTAGTCCGGGAGAAATTATTGATTCGACTAAACTGAAAGGCTGACCTTCGTTTACTATTTTCCATCTAGGCACACCTTCCAAAGTAGGACTTGTATATGAAAAGTTAATTCCATTAATTGTTTGTTCAGCTTCTGCCGTAGGAATAGAGTTAATATACCCATCAACATCTGCACTTTCTATGTTCGTGCCTGATACGCTTAGAGAATATCCTGTACGGAACT